TGAGTGATTTCTCATTAAAAAATATGTGTTATTCTTGCTATTTGACCATTCTCTTTACAATGTAAAAACCCCTCAACTGCTTTGGGTGCATGCTGATAACCATTTCTATGATGCCAACTATCTGTTCCACTTGGGCTTCTTAAACTTTCAACCGTTACTCCTATGAAATCTTTGCTTGTTTTGTGATGTACGTGGTGTGTATAAACATATCTGTGCTTTGTTTCGCCCCATTCTTGACTAAATTCTTGCGCCATTAATAGCGGTAAATCTCCTTGCTTTGCCCCATCTCCATGTGTTGTGCCAATCAAATTATTATGGTACTTATAACCTTTTCTATGTGCTATGGTACAATCAAAAGTTATATTCTTACAATCCTTAAAATATGTTTCTACAACTTGAGCCAAAAAGAAACCGTTTGTGTAGTCGTGATTACTTGGATTAAAAGTAAAGTGAACATCGGCAACACCTATTAATATTTCTAAAACATCAACGTACAACTGTTTAGCAATTAAAAAGTTTGTGTGCCACATTCCATCTGTGTCTTGCGGTGTCCCACTGGTAGTTGTTCTTTTTGGATTATCAATGTGCAATATATCGTTTCCACCAATAAACAATATCTTATCGATATCAAACGAGCTTACCTTTTGCAGTATTCCTTTTACACCCTCTAAAACCCTTTTAACCGCTACTTGGTTATCGTATGTTTCACCCGATTCAAACGATGTGCATAGTTTACCAATATGAATATCGGCAGGATCTAAAACAAGCAAATAAGAATCATTACTCTTTACTCTTTCTATTTGTGGGAACTTTGGCACATAAGCTTGTAAGTCTTTTAATAGTGCTTCTTTAAAATGTTCTTGTTCTTTTGCTTCTGGCTTTTTATAATTAGGATTAACCACAAACAAAGATGCTTCCTTGTTTTTTATCCACATATTCTTCGTGGATGTATTCGGAACATCCAAATTGTTGGTTGCTTGGTAGATTCCTTCGTGTTGGTCCAGTATTCTCTTTTTATGCCTAAAAATATACTTTCTAAATGAATTTACCTTTGCATCCTCCTCCCTTGTTGCAGTTGTGTTTAATATTTTAGCAACGATTTCGGAGCAAGCCAAGCCTTGTTGCAGCATTTCAGCTACAATCGAATCATACTTGTAAAATTCTGATGTAACTTGTGGCATATATATATGGATTTAATCTAACGATATAGCGTTGTCCTGCAGGATTTCAAAGAATTTTTCTTGGAATCGTTCTGCAAGTTCATATTCTTTGTCTGTAAGGTTGCCATTGTACTTGATTTCATCTCTCATAAACTGCTTGAAATCCCACAACACACAGTACATAGCACTTGCTTTAACTGCTAATTCAAAGTCACCTTTGTCATCTGGTAGATTAAATTTCAATGTTGCTTCCATTGAGCAAAGATAGTGATTTATTGATACAAATAACAAAGCCCTCACATTTCTGCAAGGGCTATGAACTAACTAACATTGAACGGGGCAAAGATAGTATATTATTTTAAATGTTCACGATTTCGTGAACGTATTATTTTAATCCCACAACAAGCCAAAGCATAAACATAGCCCCACCAACACACCACGCTGCTATCTTACCTCTCTTTTGTTGCTTTGTTTCTTGCTTACTTACTTTTAAAAGTAACGAATCCGTTACGTTTTCCGCCTTGTAAGCAACTATTAATGAATCCTTAATAGTTGATACCGAATCACAAAGTTGAAACGCAGTAAATAAGGCTGCATAGCTTGAATCTTTAACATTTATTATCTCATCACACAACACGAAGACTGTGTCACACTCTTTTGGCAATGTGTGACGCAACTTTTTCATCAAAGCTATGTTAGTATTCGTTAATGATATTTCCCTCTTTCTAATAGAGTCTTTAGCGTTATTTGCAGTTTGCAATCTTCGGTTAACTGATTCTAACTGGTTAAGCAATATTGCCTGCTCAATACCAAACTGCTTCTTCATTAGTTCCGCTTCGGTCTTGTAGTCGAATGGAATCGGTTTTGGTTGTTCTTTGGCGCAATGGTTAAGACCGATAATTAGCAGTAAGCATAGGACTGCGAATGTGATAAGTTGGTGTTGTGGTTTCATATTGTTATTGTTTATACCATTTGTTAAGCCAATCAATAAACGCTTCTGGTGTATTGACATCAACTTTAGTGTTATCTTTAAGCGTTATTATTTTATCTACGTTATCATAAAGCCACCATTGCACATCATCAAGAGCCCTTTCAAAGTCATTTTCATTTTCGGTAAACATTAGCGCAATGCTTTCTTCAAGCAAATTAATACCGTTTTCATAATCAATTAAATCTATACCCAAAGCCTTTAGCTTATCGTATGTTTCATGAATTTCTTTAATTCGTTTAAGTGTTCTTACTGCAAATTCTTTTTTCATATTATTGGGTTCAAATAGTTTGTTTTCAATGGCATTCATAGCCTTGTAATCTCTTTCATCCATATTGTTTGTTTTTAAATTTTAGCAGTCAGGACAAGATTCGAACTTGCTTTCTTTCTTTGTGGAGACTGCGTTTCCCTTACGCCACCTGACTGTTTTGCTCCTTATTCTCTTACCCTTTTATTTCGGAGCTGACCTGCTTATCTTCAAATACGAGTTTCTCAAGGGTACAGGTTGTTTGTAGTGAGGACAGGATTCGAACCTGTATGTAGTTAAGCTATCCTACATCTGAGTTTTTCGTTCTTCACTGAATAGGCTATTATAGATGCGTCTACCATTCCGCCACCTCACTATTTATATTGTTTATTTTAACACCCATCACCATCAATAACCTCAGTTCTTGTAGGTTTTTCGGTTGTGAATTTAGTTAAGAATTTAGTATTAATTAGCAAGAATGTCGCAGCCAAACCGCCCCAAAAGGCTTGCCTTAAACTGATTAGACCTTGCGTTTCTGCTAATGCTAAACTTGTTTGAATGAATGGCAATAAAACGTAGATTAAATAGTCTGCAATCTTTTTAAGTTGCTTGTTGTCGGGGCTGCGGTATTTCTGTTTTAGATTCATAGTTGTTTTATTTATTCGTTAGCTTCAACAATGTCAATAGTTATAAATGATTCTTTATCCAAGTAACGACCATTATTGTATTGATGTAAAAAAATAATTTGTTCTTCTTTTGTCATCTTTTTGCTAACTGTAAAAAATCCAGTGCCTAAAGTAGAATCGTTTTGTTTACTGGTTATTTTAAATCTATAACGAAAATTAGATTTTAATTCTTCTTGCATCATATCAATTAATTATTTGCCACTCAAATTTACCTTTAATATTCCATTAAAACGAGAACATAACAAAGAATATAAGAAATGGCTAAGAGTGGCTACTGTCGAGCTTAATGGGTATTTCAAGGTTTCAGATTTACACTCGGTACTACAAACCTTTTTTCCCGCCACTTCTCATATCCCCAACCGTTAATTAATTATTTCCCACTCAAATTTACCCTTTAAATTCCATTCAAGCAAGGGCATTATCAAATCTACTTTATCTTTGCGCCTAAAATAAACGTGGTCTATCTTGCGACCTCCGATTGCAATAAAATCAATCTTGATAAAGGTTATGACCTCCTTACCATTCGTGTAGCGTGTGTTTCTTGTCATACGATGGTCATTTTCCAGTTAGTAAGCTCCACGTGAGGTAAATCCTTGAACGATTTAAAGTTACCACCCCAAGTTAGCTTGTTACTTTGTGATTGCAGCATCTCCCAAAATTCTTTAAAGTGCTTTGCGGAATAGTCAAGTTCACGTTTGCCAACCTTAACAAAGGCTATGTCAAATGCCCGAGATGGGTAATAGTTGTGCGGACTTTGACCTGCTCTGGCTTGGGTTATCTTTGGCCTTTTAGCATAGTAAACCTCCTGCATTGCGTTGTTTCGGTAAGTGCATACAATAATAACGTGAACATCATTGTGTATAGCGTTAAACTGCGCCTCTGCTTTCTTGTATGCGTGTGCAAGTGTTGGGTGTAGGTCTTCGATTAATCTCGATTCGTACGGCTTGGTTTCATCTTTTGGTTTCATATTATTTTTATTTAAATTACAAAAGCATTCGTGTATATCATTCGAGCCATAACACGCACAACTATTTGGTTTCATATTGTTTCTTGTTTAAATGTCTTGTCGTAAAATTCTTTTCCACTCATATCAATGCCAAATGTCCCATAACCAGTTGAACTATCATAAGCATATTCAAACCATTCACGTTCCATATCTATCATTCCCATATCAATAATGTTTCTAATTACTTTTAATTCATCAGCAACAACACTATATTTAGCGTGTTCTATTCTGTCATCTATTTCTTTTTGCAAATGTTGCATTGCGGTCATCTGTCTTGTGGGCATCGTACTGTTTTTTTAAATTGTTTATACTCTTTACTCGTATGGCAGCTATTGAATAGCAACCACAACATTAATGTTAAGACACGCATAGGTTGTTGGATATGCGTGTAAATGTAGCGCATATATGTTAGTTATAGGTAAGTTGTGTATCATTTAGAAACATTTTAGCTATACTGTTCACAAAGTTGTTTTCTTGGGCTTGTAATCATTGCTTTATCTAAATGTAAACCACAGGCATAACCTTTAAAATCATTGAAATGAAAACAAGTTGCACAGCATTTATATTTCTTTTCCAATTCTTTTATTTTCTCGTTAGCTTCATGTAGCTGCTGAAATAATGTTTTAGTTTTTTTCATTATAATAATTCAATTTTTTTTATTAATACATAACCATACCACTCATAAAGTTGGCTAATTGCAGATAAAATATTATCAGCTTCAATACTTTTTGTTTGCGTACCTTTTAATCTATAAGTTTCAAAGGTAAAATAATAATATGCGTTCATATTTTTTTATATTTTGTATTAATTAAACATTCGTTACAACCTACCTATAACACAACCTAAAAAACACTAAAGCGATTTTTTAGCTTGATGCCGTTAGCGGTAATACTACGACCCTAATCCTCATCAGATATAAAGTCAGAAATAGAAGGTTGACTATACCAATTTGAAATCAACCCATTTTCGCCAATATGCAAATCAATATAATCACCGTATTTGCCAGGGAGTAAAGCATTAGGTACATAATCTTGCTCAATTGACAATACAGTGTTACCTTCTGCATCTAAAAGAAAATATGAACCTTCATCACAAACTTTCATACTTAAATGCCCTGTTTGTCCTTTTGGCCAGTCCAATACTCTGCCTTCGTCAATATTGATAATAGCCGACCACATATCTCCTTTTCGTAAAGGGAAATCGTTAGGTATATCTTCCTCATCATACCTTACTGCTACATCAACTTTTACCATTGTAATTTCAACTTCTTTTTCTACTTTAATTGTTGCTTTCATTTTGAAAATTTTAAATTTAATCCCTCGTAAATTAAACCGTACTACCGCTAACAAGGGTTTGTAGCAATAGGGGCAGAAGTGCTTTATTGAGCTGTGTACCTCTAATCAGCTTTTGCGGGTAACTAAGCAGTAGTGCTTTCTAATCCCCTACTGCTACAAGCCCCAATCCGTTAATAAATCCTTAAATTCATTATCTTAATATCAATCGGCACTTGCACACCCTCTACACCATCTTTTTCAGCGTAACTGTTAAGCAGATAGCCAATCGGAAATGAACACTTTGGTGCTACTCTAAAAGCATAGCCATCGTTAGCTTTGCATTCAATGTAATATCCCCAATGCAATCTAACCTTAACAAGTTCACCTATTGCATATCTGCCTATCCGTTGAATAATGCGCTGCCCTTTGATATAGGCATAGAAGTACAAAACACAATAGTTTTCCTCTTTGCGTATTCCCAAACGGATACTATTCCAGTGATGCCAACCGCGTGAAAAGCCGATAACCTTTTGCACACCTTCGGATTTCGCGAAATCAGAAATAACAAATTCGCAGGTTAGTTTTGTTGGTTTGTATAGCAGTTTCATTTTTTTAACCATTGTTGCATAAACCCAGCACCACAAACAGCGCTGGTTAGTGAGGCGCAAAATGATAGCGTAAAGGTTAGCACTTCGGAATTGCCAAAGAATACTCCAGTCATAGCAAATTTGATTGCCCAAAAAGACATAAAAAGGGCTGATACTGCCCATAAGATAAGTGATGCTTTTGTTTTCATAGTTTAAAAATTTTCGGGGTCTAATTCCTCATTTAATAATTGTTCTAATTTCGGGCTTAAATAAACTGGTGTGTTACCATTAGTAATATCCGTTAATACCCAACCGCCTCTGATGTTGTTTTCACGGTCATCTTCTTCATACTCCCAATGTAATGTTAATGTTGTTGTCATAATGTTATTAGTTTTAAATTTTGGCAAACATAAAACAAAAATAATTAACAAACAATTTTATTTTAATAAAATAATGTTTTACGTTTGCGGTCTAAATAATATCTAACAAAAAACAACTAACAACATGAACGAAATTAAAGAGAGTGAATATTTAAATGCAATTATGATTGTAAAAAAATACACAGAACAAATTAATCAAAAAACATTTAAGGTTTTACAAAAAACTGCAAGCACAATGACAATAAGAGAACTTAATACACTTGAATATTGCGAATTAATTGATGGTATGAGCGTTCGTCTTCATAATATTATTATGTATAACTTTCCTAATACAAAACTTTGCGATATAAAAAAAAGAGAATTTTTATCTGTTCGCAATGTTGGTAAAAAACTTTGGAGAGAATTATGCGAAATAAACGGAATTGAAGATTAACTAATTTAACAACTAACAAAATGAAACAACTAATCCAAAAACTACTCTTCGGTTACAGACCAAACCCGAATGCAACAGAGCCAAAACGTGGCTCAATATTAAAGTACAAAGGTCATAATGCAGAGGCTATTCATTCTGCACTGGTATTACTTAAATTCAATTTGGAAAATGCAAAAAATTAAAAAGAAACGCAAACTTGGCAGAGCCATTTGTGATTCATACGTTCACGTTCCAAAGCCTGCAACAATCACTCAACAACATTGGGATGTGTGGTTAAAATACAATAGTGGTCTTACATCGGTTGAATGTGCTATGGTTTTTGGAATTAAAGTACACGAAATAACCAGTATAATATCTGGCATTGTTGAACGATTAAAGAACAAAAGCAAATTAGCAGAAGACTGGAGCGAAGATTTCGCAACTATTGAAGCAGCTATGGATTTCAAACAACGAATAGCTAACAACATTTATATGGCTATGAGAAAAGCAAAAAAAGAAAATACAAACGAAATATTAATAATGTCAGAACTATGATCAATAAACCAACACCCGAACAACTACAAGCCATTTACGATGCTATTAAAGTCATCAACCTTGAACGAGTGCAAACCTATGGCAGAAATGCTGGCAAAGGCGCATTTGTTACAATTGGCGAAAAGTGCTTTATGACACAAGAACAAGTCAAAAACATCCTGCGAAATCGTGTTGCTAACTGGAAACCACAACATTTTAAGGTCTATAACCTTGCAAAGAGATATGTTAAAATATGTTAAAAGCATAAAATAAATTTGTAGGTTAAATTACTATAACTACATTTGCACTCACATTATTAATCAATCTTAAAAACACTAACAATGACAACAACACAATTAACAAAAAAAGTATCTTTCGGTTTTGCAGGTTACGGACACCAAAGAGTAGTTATCACATTCAGAGGTAAAGAATACAAATGCACATCTACTAACACCAGCGCAACAGATAGAATAATGGATGACAATGATGGTATCAATCACGATACTTATTATAGCACCAAGAAACAAGCATTTATGAGTCTTTACAACGAGTGCAAACAAGCTAACAATTTAAGATAATTACAAACCCAATAAAAACAAACTAACATGAACTCAATCAACATTATCACAAAAGTATCAACAACCACCACGTGGCAAATCGAAAATTCAAAGGAGCGCATCGAATATGAATCAGACAATGAAACGTTCTACGTATGGAATAAAGACAACGAGATAACTGCATCAATTGACAGAAAAGATGCGTTCTGGACTATGCAATTATGTGACCTTGCAGTATCTAATGACAAGCACGAAATTAACTTACAATTCAACGATTACATCCCGCACACCTCATTTCTTTCAATGGTATTAACCGATTTCTTACACAAAAACAAATAAACAAACAATTATGACAATCAAAGGCACGATTAAGCGCATTGGCGCAACGACAACAGTTAGTGATGGTAAGTTTTCAAAGAGAGAACTAATCCTAACAACCGCAGACCAATACCCACAAATCGTATCAGTTGAACTGCAACAGAAAGCCTGCGCACTTGCAGATTCGCTTTCAGTAGGTCAAGACATTGAGGCTTACATTAACATTCGTGGTAGAGAATGGACAAGCCCACAAGGTGAGGTTAAGGTATTCAATACGATAGTTTGCTGGAAAGTGGATGCGAATCCGTTTACGCAGACAAACGATCCACAAGTGGAATATTCAAAGCCAATATCAAACGATGACCTATTTTAACCCTTAATACATAACTAACAATGGAACAAAAAACACATTTCAAAAAATTACGAAACCCAAACTACATCGGTGGGTGGGATTTAACCGATGCAGATAAAACCGTAACCATTACCAAAGTGGATAAAGAAAAGGTTCACGATGGTAAAGGTGGCGAATCCGAATGCTGCATCGTTCACTTTGACGAATGCAAACCGATGGTTGCTAATGCTACCAATTTAAAGCGCATTTCAAAACTATTGGGCAGTCCATTTATTGAGGATTGGACTAACAAACAAATAGTATTAACAACCGAAAAGGTCAGAGCATTTGGTGAGATGCACGATGCGGTTAGGGTGTCAACAAAGCCAGTTACTAAACCGACATTAAGCGGTGAAGCAATCGAAAAAGCCAAAGCGGCTATTGCTGCGGGATCAGTTACGATTGATGCAATAAAGAAAAAATATAATGTTACTAACGAGGTGGAGGCTCAATTGACAAATGGATAAGATATTCAGAATACACTGCTCTCAAATCGGAAAGATAATGAGCAACGCGAAAGTTAAAGGCGAGCTTTCAGCAACGTGCAAAACATTCTTATCGGAATGGTACAGCCAAGAACGCGAGCAAATCCACTCCAAGTACATCATGAAAGGTAACTTAGTTGAGATTGACCTTATAGATTTTATGGCCGAACAAATCGGTTTGGGTATGGCCGAAAAGAACGAAGTAACTGTGCATAACGAATGGATGGTTGGAACTTGCGATGTAATCACTAATCATTTAATCGTTGATGTTAAGGCTGCTTGGTCACGTAAAACATTGCAGCAACAAGCTATTGATGGAATTAATAGCGATTATGAGTGGCAAGGTAGAGGTTACATGGCACTTTATGAAAGGCCTACGTTTATCGTGTTTCATGGCCTAATGAATACACCTGAAGAGGCTAACTACGAAGGAGAGGTTGTGTATGATGACTTACCGGATAACGAGCGTTGGGTAGCTTATCAGGTGCAACGCGATGTAACTATTGAGCAACAGATTATTCAACGCGTCATTCAATGTCGCGAATGGTTGGAGGAATATGATAAAAAAATGCTTGCTACTTTGGGAAAGATTCATTAAGTTTGCATTGTTGTTTCGGTCTCACATTATAGAAACATAACAATATTGGCCCTTATAGAGGCGCAAGGAAGTGAGACCCCTTGCAAATCTTTAAGGGCTTTTTTAATTTTAACAAATGAAAATATTTTTAATAAAATCACCAAGCGGTAAAGTTTACACCTTAAACGCTGAATCCAAGTTTCACGCAATACAGAAAGCAATAGTTAAGGATGACTTTAAGTATAATTCAAAACAATACAAATGAATCCTATTTTCAACTACTACGAAGCCGATATCAAACGTAGCACTCCATTAGGTAGTGTTACGCTTGAATATCTTATAAACGCAATTAGAACACCTAAAAAAGATATCCGCAATGTATTTGAGGAGATAAGGATTGCTGAAGAGAATAAAGACATGGCTAAAAAACAAGCATTGAAGTCAAAGCTATACTCGTTTACTCCATGTGTTTATGTTAACGGGCCGCGTAAGTATTCCAACATTCAACATTGGACTGGCTTACTTGTTTTGGACTTCGACCATTTGGCATCAGATGTGGCAGTTGAATTCAAAGAGTATTTATTTAATGAATACAAATACATCATTACCGCTTGGCTATCCGCTTCAAGGCATGGTGTTAGGGCTTTAGTTAAGATACCGGTATGCAATTCAGTAGATGAATTCAAACAATATTATGCAGGCATCGAGCGACACCTTAACTGTTACAATGGCTTTGATACAGCACCAAAAAACTGCATACTACCAATGTTTATCAGTTACGATGCCGACATATTGCACCGAAACGATGCTCAAACTTGGTCAACAAAACATATTGAAATCGTTAGGCCCACGATTAAACAATACATAATTGATGACAAAACTTCGGTTATTGAAAAAATTATTGCTAAACGTATTAATACCATAACTGATACTGGACATATTATTTTAAGAGCAACTTCGTACTTGCTCGGAGGGTTTGTTGGCGCGAATTATATTGATTATAATGATGCCATTTCACTTATTAATAACTTAATTGATTCGCAAAGTTACCTATCTAAAAAGCCTGATGTTTATAAAAAAACTGCCAAAGAAATGGTAGATAAAGGTTTAAATTTTCCCGCTTATTTGCAAAATAGATAATTATAAAGTACATTTGCAACATCGGAGTCACGAACCGAAGTAACATAGATTGACATTAAAACATTAGAAGTCCTAATGATTAAGTGTAAGGAGTCAATCCCTTACTTGCTTCGTAAGCAAACTTAATCACTAGGGCTTTTTTATTTTTAAAATTATGAAAAACGAAAAAACAAAACAAGAAAGATTAGACTATTTTGCAGGTTTAGCAATGCAAAGTTTGATTGCAAAAATTGAAAAAAGTTATGAAGATTTAGATGAAGATGAAATATCAGTTGTATGTTATGTTGCTAAAGGATTTGGAATAGAAATGATATATCAAATTGACAATGAACAAATTTAAAAAACCCGAAAAGAATTCCATCTATAATCCCATAGATTGGTTTAACGAATTTGGAACGATGCAGCAAATATTTGAGGGCGATAAAAAATGTATTTCGTTTTCAGATACTGAAGCAACTTATCCGGTAAGTGATGCAAGTGATTTGTCTAAAAGTCCTAATTTTATTTTAAATAAAAACGGTAAGATTGACATTAAAAAGTCAAACCCATTTGATTTAGCAACAGGGCAAAGCTTCAGTAAATTTATATTGTTGACAACGGTTAAATTTAAAGGCGATTACTTTCAAGCAATGAGTCACGTTTCTTATAATATAATGCAAAACGAAATACCTTACATTCGCGTTGGCTCCGATTATTTTAAAGTAATTAAAAAAGATGACCGCTATTCAGGAACTAATGTTATTTTAAAGTCTTGGAAAAAAGATGAAATAAAAGAAGATCATACCAAAAATATACTTTGCAAAATTTATAAGTTTGATGACTTCACAATTATTCCTAATAATGTGACTTTTATTCCATCAAAAAATAATTGTTATAATTTGTACGCTAAATTCCCACATACAAAATATAGTGATACTGTTTACACTGATGACATTAGTGTTACACTTGGTTTGTTAAGTCACATCTTTGGCGAGCAATTAGAATTAGGTTTAAAGTACATGAAGTTGTTATATGAGTATCCTTGTCAAATATTGCCAGTGCTTTCTTTAGTTTCAACTGAAAGAGAAACTGGTAAGACAACCTTTTTAAATTATATTCAGATGCTATTTGGCGAGAATTCAACACTTATCAATCCAAGTGACCTAATGAGTAGCTTTAATGATGCCTATGCCACCAAGAATATAATTATGATTGATGAAACCGTAATTGAAAAGCAACACGTTGTTGAAAAACTTAAATCGTTGGCAACTGCAAAAACTATTTCAGTATCACAAAAGTTTGTGCAACATTACAGCGTGCCATTCTTTGGTAAAATTATCGTATGCACAAATAAGGAAACCGATTTTATGCGAATAGATGACGAAGAGATACGCTTTTGGATTAGAAAAATTAACCCGATTGTTGGCAAAAAGAACACCAACATAGAAAACGATTTGTTTAACGAGATTCCTAAATTCCTAAAATATTTAGAACAACTGCCT